CGGGCAAGCGATGATGGCGTGGTGCTGCGGAAATGCAAGGGTAGAGCCGCGTGGCAATGCTGTAATAATCACAAAACAAGCGGCGGGATCGTCAAAGATAGATCCACTGATGGCGGCACTGAACGCCGTCACGTTGATGTCTCTTAATCCGGCATCCGAAGGCCGTAGTTTCTGGGACCATCCGCCCGCTGCGGGAGGGAACAGAATCGCTGTTTGACAGCCTATGACAGATTGCCATAGTATCCGTACTAGGCCGAGACATTGGGTTTCGGCAATTTTGGTAAGGGATACTTAAATGAAGCTCATTCAACCGTTAAAAGATTCTGGAATTTTTGATATTGATCCATCAGAGGCCACTGCTCTCCTGGAGATGACCACTATCAACAGGCCCATTTCAACGGCGCGCGTTAGCCGATACTTGGCGACGATGCGGCAAAATAAGTGGAAAATAACCGGAGAGCCGATTTTGATCCGAGACGATGGGCAGGTTGCTGACGGACAACATCGGCTGAAAGCATGTGCATTGTCTGGGAAGCCCCTAAGAACGGTAGTGTTGGTAGGGGACTGGATTTTCAAGGCTGCAGGGCAGGGTAAGCAGCGGAGCGCTGCGGATGTTTTGTCAATTTCCAAAGTTCCGAATGCTTTTGTTTTGGCATCAGTCGCTAGATTGTGCATCCAACATAATCGCGGCCTTTCAAGGGAAAAGTCACCGCTAATACAAACGACAAGGGCAGCGGACGACTGGCTTGCGGTTTCGAATGAAGACATTGATACTTGGGTTCATAAAAATGATAAAGTCATTGAATTATTGGCTCGTGCCAAGTCATTGCCCGGGAAGTTTTCCATTATTCCAATGTCGCCAGTTGTGGCCTGCTGGTATCTGTCGCTGAAAGTGGCCCCAGAAAATGAAGTCAACGCATTTTATTCTGCATTGCTTTCTGGTATTGGGTTGGGTTCAGGAGATATTCGGTTGATGCTCAGGCGCAACTATGAGCAAGCGCGAAAAGCCACATCTAAAAGGATTTCGATAAGATCGATACTGTCATTTGCCGACGTTTGCAAATCATGGTCAATGCGCGCCGACAAGACAAAAAAACTGTTTAAGCGGCTAGACAGTGAACAGTTTGCGTTTATAAGATGACGGTAATGAACGGCGTCGAACTCAAGAAATTACGGAATAGCCTCGGCTTATCGGTCTCAGCAGCGGCCCGGCAGGTCGAAGTTCATCCGCGCACTTGGGCGCGGTGGGAAGCCGGAAAGCAGTTGCCGCCAGTTGGCGCAATCAAGCTGTTTCTGCTGCTGAACAAGATCAAGCCGTAAATCAGGTAATCACTCATTCAAGCCGGCCGCGTGCCGGTTTTTTTACGTCCGGAGAAAATCCCGCATGAAGATGCTCAAGTTACTGCTGCCTGATGCCCTCCTGATCGCGGGATCCGCTGCTCTATCGTATGGCGCATGGCTGCTGCATCCTGCTGCCGGGTTCATCTCAGGCGGTGTGCTGGCGATTGCCGGCGGCATTGTGGCTGCGCGCGCCTGATGTTTGCCGAGGCGTTCGCGCGCAAGTCGTCGTCGGGCTACGACATCCTGCGGGATATTGCCGGGTATGCGGGGCGGATCACGAAGACGGGTAAATCTGTAACGGTAGATTCGGCGATTGAGGTTTCTGCTGTCATAGCATGCGCTCGGGTGCGGTCGAACGGTATCGCCCAGGTGCCGCTGAAATTGATGCGGGAAAGCAAGGACGGGCGCACAAAGCTGCCTGCAACCGACCATCCGCTCTACAGAATACTCTCTGCGCGCCCTAATGACTGGCAAACGAGCTTTGAATACCTGCAATCGTTAGCGATGCACTTCATTTTGTGCGGAAATCACTTCTCATTCATAAACCGAAGCAACCGCGACGGCATAATGGAATTGATTCCGTTCACGCCTGGGGCCGTTACAGTCAAGCGCGCGGATGACTTTACGCTGACTTACGAGGTGCGGGCGGCGAACGGATCGACACAAGTGTTCCCGGCGAAGGCAATCTGGCACGTTAAAGGGCCTTCGTGGAATACGTGGATGGGGCTTGAGGGCGTGCGTATTGCGCGTGAGGCCATCGGGCTTGCGATGGCGACAGAGGAATCGCAGGCTCGATTTCACAAGAACGGCGTTCGGATGTCCGGGACTTACTCGGTCGATGGTACGCTGAAGGACGAACAATATAGGTCGCTGAAGAAGTGGATTGATGATAACTATGCCGGTGCTGACAACGCTGGCGGCGCGATGCTGATGGATCGCGGTGCCAAGTGGTTGTCAACGCAGATGACCGGGGTAGACGCGCAGCATTTGGAGACGCGAAAGTTTCAGATCGAGGAAGTGTGCCGGCACATGAACGTCAATCCGATTATGGTTTTTGCCGAATCGAAAAATACGACCTATGCCAGCGCAGAACAGATGTTTTTATCGCATGTAGTTCACACACTTAGCCCAGACTACTCGATGTTGGAACAGTCAATTGACGCCAACTTACTGACGGACGCAGATAGGGCTGACGGATTGTTTTCTAACTTCGTGGATGCCGGGTTGCTCCGCGGGTCGATTGAGACCCAGAAGGACGTGATCCTCGGATACGTCAACGGAGGATTGATGACGGCCAACGAAGGCCGCGCGCTTTTGGATTTCAACCCAGACGCAAACCCGGAAAGCGACAAGTTACGCATACCGCAAAACATTGCAGGCAAACCAGAAAAACCGAATGAGGCAAAGCCATGAACACAAAGACACTAGATTTCCCGTTTGAACTGAAGGCGCTGGAAAAGGATGGCACGTTTTCCGGCTATGGCAGCGTGTTCGGCAATCTTGATTCCTACGATGAAATCGTGGCACCTGGTGCGTTCGCCGATTCGCTTGCCGAGCAGAAATCGAAGGGGCGCATGCCCGCGATGCTCTGGCAGCATCGGAGCGCCGAGCCGCTTGGTGTTTACACAAGCGTCACCGAGGATCAGATCGGACTAAAGACCGAGGGGCAGCTTGCGCTTGGCACGGTTCGCGGTGCTGAGGCATATACGCTGCTGAAAATGGGCGCGCTGTCCGGGCTGTCTATCGGCTACCAAGTGCGCGAAGACAGTTTCGACCGCGTGACGGGGATCAACACATTGAAAAAGGTTGATCTGTGGGAGGTCAGCCTTGTAACTTTCCCGGCGAACGACGCCGCGCGGGTGCAGGGCGTGAAAAGTATTGAAGCAATTGTGACTTTACGCGATGCCGAGAAGTGTCTGCGGGATGCAGGCTTGTCGCGTCGTGAGGCCGTGGCGTTTATCGCCATGGTGAAGGGCCTATCGCAGAGTGATTCCGACGAGGGCGACATGCAGCAAATTGCCGAGGCGCTGAAACGCCGGAGCGCATTGATGGCCGCATAGCCATTACTCTCTCAAAAAGGAATTATCATGGAAGTCAAAGACATTGCTGAACTCATCCAGAAGCAGGGTGAAGCGTTTGACCAGTTCAAGCAGAAAAACGACGAGCTTATCGCGGCGAAAGCCGAAGGAAAAGCCGTTGGCGATCTGACCGGTGAGGTGGCTAAACTGAATACCGCGCTGTCCGAACTCGGCAAGCAGATGACCGAAGTCGAGAAAAAGGCGGGACGCCCGGCAACCGGCAAGGACGACGTAACGCCGGAACGGGTCGAATACCGCAAGGCGTTCAACCTGTATCTGCGCAAGGGCCGTACCGACGGGCTTGAGGCGTTGCAGCAAAAGGCCATGAACACGGGCAGCGACCCGGACGGCGGCTACTTGGTTCTGCCGGAAATGGACGCAGCCATCGACCGTATCGCGCCGAAGATCAGCGCAATGCACCGCCTGGCGAACACCATCACCATCGGCACCGCGAAGTATGAAAAGCTGGTGAAAACCGCTGGCATGGCAATGCGCCGTGTGGCTGATGGCGCAGCGGGTGGCGAGACGACAGAACCGACATTCGCAAAAATCGCGATTGAGGTTCACACGGCGGAAGTCGAACCGTGGGTGTTCAACGAAACCCTTGAGGATGCAATCATCAACCTCGAATCCGATCTGGCTGATGAGGCCGCAATCGGATTTGCCGAGGGCGGCGGCGCTGAGTTCATCACCGGAAACGGTGTAGGCAAGGCGCGCGGTATTGCTGCTTACGACATGGTTGCAAATTCGTCATTTGCGTGGGGCAAAGTTGGTTATATAGCATCAGGCAAGTCTGCCGCGTTCGCGTCTGTGGCTCCCGCCGACAAGGTGGTGAGTTTGCAGCACGCGTTGAAGGCGCAGTACCGGCCTGGCGCGGTATGGCTGACGAATGATGCCACCCTTGGCGTGATGCGGCAGATGAAGGACGGCAGCGGGTCATTTTACCTGTGGAATCCTGATCCTGCTGGTGGTTTCGGTGGTCGCTTCCTCGGCAATCCAGTTGAGGTCGATGACAACGTGGCCGATATTGGTGCTGGCAGTCTGTCGCTGGCGTTCGGGAATTTCAGCCGCGGTTATACCATCGTCAACCGGGCCGGCACCACGCTGATCCGGGACAACATCACGGCCAAAGGCACGACGAAGTTCAACTTCCGCCGCAGATTTGGTGGCGGGATCGTTAACTTCGAGGCGATCAAGCTGATGAAATTTTCGACAAGCTGATACAACGGAGGCCCGCTTCGGCGGGTCTTTCTTATTGCGCCGACCAATCTTGTTCGGCGATTTAAAAAAGGAAATAATCATGGGTATCAAAGACATCCATAGCAACATGCGCACCAAAACCGCAATTTCACCGGTAGCAATCGGTTCCAATGCGACGAAGACGGGCCTTGTTGTTGACCGTCAAGGCTTCGGCGGCGTTGAGTTCGTGGCCTCTTACGGTGCCGTCACAACGACCGGCACAATTGTTACGCTGGTTGTTAAAGACGGTGATGTAACTGGCACGATGGCGAGCGTTGCCGACGCGAACCTGCGCGGCACCGAGGCGCTGGCGAGTCTGTTGGCAGGCGCGCGTGTAGCCGGGGTAGGGAAGGAAGTCACGAAGCGGATCGGCTACGTTGGAGCCAAGCGTTACGTATCCTGCGATGCCGTGCAGACTGGCGTTACCTCGGTCGGTGCGGTTGGCGTAGCTGCCGTCCTGCACAATCCGTATCTGGCGCCGCAAGCAAATCCATAAAAGGATACGGACGGCTGCTCAACCAGCCGTCGCCGGATAACGTCACCGGCATTTTTTAAACCTGTTGAGAGGATACGAAAATGAAAGAAGGCGAGCGCCAAGTTGCGCCAACACTGGAAGGTATTCGCGCAGATCACGTTGCGCGGTATGAGTGGGCAGCTAAGCGGGTCAATCCCGGCAGTCGGGTTGTGGACTACGCCTGCGGCGTCGGGTACGGCTGCAAGATCATGGCTGAGGCAGGTCTACGCCCGACTGGGATGGACATTGACGGTGAGGCCATCGCATTCGCGCAGAAGCACTACCTGCACTGGGGCGGTGATTACGCTATAGCCAACGGCAACGCGCCCGGCAAGCTAGGCGACTTCGACGCTGCGGTGTGTTTCGAGACCATCGAGCACATCGAAGATCCGCGCCCGCTGCTGAAGGCGCTGCGGGTATCTGCGCCGATGCTACTGGCGAGCGTACCGAATGAGGCGGTAATGCCGTGGGAAATGGCGCCTGGAATCGGGACGGAGTTCCATTTCAGGCACTACACGAAGCATGAATTCAATTCATTACTGAACGAATGCGGCTGGTGCGTGACGGAATGGCATGGGCAGGATGGGCCGGAGTCTGATGTCGAGCCGAACGTGAACGGGCGCACCTTGATTGCGGTGTGTCAGCGCGATGCCGTGCAGGATGAAGGCGATCCTGGCAAGCATATTGCGATTCTTGGACTCGGGCCGTCGCTTGATCAGTATTTGGATATAACAAAGCGGCAGGGCGGGCGCAGTAAGTTCTGCGATGAGGCGTGGGCTATTAATGCGCTTGGCGACGTGTTCGCCTGCGACCTGATCTTCCACATGGATGATGTGCGGATTCAGCAGATCAGGGCGGACGCGGCACCGGCATCGAACATTGCGGCGATGTTGGTATGGCTGAAAACGAGCAAGGTGCCCGTGGTCACAAGTCGGGCGCACCCGGACTACCCGGCGCTGGTGGAGTTCCCGCTTGAGGATGTTTTGAACCACCTCGGGCACGATTATTTCAACAGCACTGCGGCTTATGCGGTGGCCTTTGCAATTCACACAGGGGCAACGCAGATCAGTTGCTTCGGGATGGACTTCACGTACCCAAACACGCACGACGCGGAAAAGGGCCGGGCTTGTGTGGAGTTCTGGCTTGGCCAGGCTCACGCGCGTGGCATCAAGATCAATATGCCGAAAACGACGACGCTCATGGACTCCTGCTATCCACGGGCGTCGCGGCTTTACGGTTATGACACGCTGGATGTGGTGTTTGATATCCAGTCAGACGGCGAGTTGAAGCTGGAATTTGTTCCACGTGAAACATTGCCGACCGCGGCAGAAATCGAGGCTGGGTACGACCATTCAGCGGCCATCAGAAAACAGCAACCGAAGGAGCGACATGAAATATGAAATCCTAAAAGACTTTCCCGGATCACAAGACGGTCGGATTACCGAGCAATTCAAGGCTGACACGACCGTCGAGCTTTCTGACTATCTCGCTGCGATTGTGGTTCGCGATGGCTGGGCGCGTCCTGTTGGCGCTGTGAAGCCTGTATTCGAGATTGAAAACAAGGCCATCGTATCAAGCGGCACCATCACAATGAAGCGCGGAAAAAGGAATGAATCATGAATCTCATCAGAACATTTGGTGCAAATCTTGACCAAGATACCACCAGCCACCCAAAAGTCACCGGGACATTTTCCCGGCCGGCGGAGGCTGTTGCTTATACTGCTGGCGACATAATCGCCAACAGCGGGACGCCTGGTGCAGTGGTCAATCAGTTCGATTTTGATCTTGACGTTGACATGGACTGATGAACAATGCCCACACGCCGCACCACGGAGCCGACAGTAGAGCCGATCACACTGGCCGAGGCGAAGATACATCTGCGCGTTGACGGGACTGCTGAAGATGCCTATATCACCACGTTGATAAAGACGGCGCGAGCGGCATGTGAACACAGGATACAGCGCACGGTTCCTTCAACCGGGCTGACGCTGACGCTGGACAAATTTCCGTCAGCGATCAAGCTGGAAGGCCCGCCCATCGTCAGCGTGGCAAGTCTGGTCTACATCGACACTGCAGGAGTATCGCAGACGCTGAATCCGGCAGATTACATCGTGGACACCATCAGCGAGCCGGGCTTCATCGTGCCGGCACCGG